GCTGCTGCTGCTTCCTCTGCCGCTGCTGCTGCTTCCGCTGCTGCTGCTTCCTCTGCCGCTGCTGCTTCTGCCGCCTCTGCTGCTGCTGCTGCTCCTCCTCCTTCTCCACCTCCTGCTCCTTCTGGTTCTCCTGCTACTTCTGCTCCTGATGCTGCGGCTACAAGTGATATTACAGCAAGAGCCGTGGCTATTTCATCATCTTGTGAAACTATATTTGCTGTATTTTGTGTATTAGTTGATGTTCCTGTTGCTCCTGCTGCTCCTGCTGCTCCTGTTGCTCCTGCTGCTCCTGCTGCTCCTGTTGCTCCTGTTGCTCCTGCTGCTCCTGTTGCTCCTGCTGCTCCTGTTGCTCCTGCTGCTCCTGTTGCTCCTGCTGCTCCTGCTGGTCCTGCTGGTCCTGTTGCTCCTTCTACTCGTTCTCTGCGATATCCTGCCAGTGTACCTTCGCTTTCACTATCTGTATCTGCTCCTTCTCTACTAAATAAATCATCAAGTAAGGCTTTAATAGCTTTTATCTCTCCTGGTTCAAGATTTTGCCCTTTATATTCATCTATTAACTTTTTAAGCTCAGGAAAAATTTTTGAAATTTCAAATTTAGGATCACTATCTGAATCACTTATTAATTTTCTAATTTTTGCTTCTATTGCTCTAACTTTTTTTGAGCGTTTAATTTTAGCATTTAATGCATCAAGAATTTGTAATAATCTTATTTTAAAATTATTAGTATCTTCCCTATCTAATCTTGTTTTTTTAAAAAATTCAACAAATTTTTCATATTCTTGGCACTCATCAGAATGCGACTTTAAACATAATTCGTTAAAAAGAGCTCGCAACATAAACTGTGAAAATGAAACTGACAAGCGTTCGTGTGATGCTATTCTATGACGTATGTTTTCATCTAACGCATCTTTCTTTTGTTGCTCATCTGAAGCTGTTAAGACTCTACTTTTAGCCAATAATTTTTTATGTATGTATAATATAACTCTTATTTCTATTTTTAAAGCATATTTCAATGTTAATAAATCACTTGGTGGTATACTTGGTGGTTTAATTGGTGTTGTTGTTGCCATTATATAAATATTATTATATTTACTATATAATAATATTGTAATAATATTGTAATAATTAGATAAAATAATAAAATAATAAACTAATAAAATAATATATAGTAAATATATTATTATGACTGATACTTCAACAAGCATTGATGAAAAAAGAAAAGAGTGGTTACTATTAATAGAATTTATCAGGCGTAAATATGGTGAAGATAAAGCACAACTTATTGAAGCAAATGATTATTTAAATAGAGGCACTAAAAGTGTTTCTCAATATTATAGAGATTTATATCCAACTATAGGTACAGAAGATTTAAAACTACCTCAATTATTAAAGAACCCGGAATTTTTAACTAATGTTTTAGCCTCAACACAAGAAAACATATCGGAATATACCGATATTTATAATGAAACTGATATTTTAATGAAATCATTGGGTACTGCGGGGGATAATATGTATATACAATGTAATCCAGTTGATACTAATGGAAATGTAATAGATGAAACAACTAACTCATTTGGAACTAACACATCAAGTTTAAATGCTATGTTTGAAGAATTAGGAAATAGCTTTAATCCTGCGTTTTTATATAGTAGTGTTGGTTTACAAACATCCATAAGTATATTTTTTTTTATTTTAATTTATTTTATAGGTAACTATATGTTCATATCATATCCTAGAAGCGTTATTGCAAAAAATATTTAATAACATAAAATAACATAAAATAACATAATAAAATAACATTAAAACATAAAATAAAATAACATTAAAACATAAAATAAAATAACATAAAACATAAAAATAATTAAATATTAGATGCGCTATGTGTATCGCACTCAAGAGGATTAAAATTATCTATGCTGGTAATATTTTCCGGTCTCCTATCTATTAAAGTAACCATTTCTTCTTCTAAAGTTCTTGTATTTAAATGATTATTCAAAGTTTTCATTTTTGAAGATTTATTAGATTCTGTTTGAGCCATAGCTCTATGACTCACTTTTTTTGAGCGTTCCAAGAAGACATAAGCAACTATTGCAAATAATAGTGCAATAAGAGGATTAGTGTTAACTAATAATATAATGAAAATAACAATAATAGAGAAATACATATAAACATTATTTATATGCGGAGCTAAATTATACGGTGTTGATACATTACTTATTAAATATAACAATAATAATATAACAAAAATCATTTCGTGTGATTTAATATTAGCCAAATTCAAAGCACTACTCTTTAAAGTTTTGGTGACGTTATTAATAGAATTCATTATAGTATAATATAATATTTTATTAAAAATGAAAATTGTTTTTAATTATTTATTTAAAGCGCTTAAAATTTAACTAACAAATTATTAATAAATATTAATTTATTAAATTAATATGTTAATTAAAAAGATTAGTCCTAAAAATCGAGAGAATTATACTGACTTAATGCCGGTTATTGCTAATTTAAAAAAAAACGGAATAAACAGTTATTTAGGCGCTAAAGGATATACTATATATAAGTTATGTTTAACTCCTAAAATAATAGATTTCATAAAAAACGAATTAACAGTAAAACCCTCACTACAAAATTCGTATGTTGAGGCAAAATCATTTCCAATTTATCAAGAGTCGGAAAAGAAAATTTATGTGCCTCGTTATTGGGGGATTAATATGTTTGGTTATCCTAAAACATTAAAAATTCCATTTGGAGAAAATATAAATCTAAAATTTGAAGGATCATTGAGAGATTATCAAACAAATGTTCTAAATGAATATTTAAAAGCTATAGATTTTGGGGTTAGTGATGATAAAAATAAAGGTAATGGATCAGCATTAATTGAACTATGGACAGGAGCAGGAAAGACTGTTTTAGGGCTTAAAATTATTGAAGTACTAAAAAAGAAGACCATCATTTTTGTCCATAAAACATTTCTAAAAAATCAATGGATAGAGCGGATACAACAATATTTACCAAATGCACGCATAGGTTCTATTCAAGGTCAAAACATTGATATTGAAAATAAAGACATTGTTTTAGCTATGATACAAAGCGTAAGTATGAAGACTTATAATGATACTTTATTTGACAGTTTTGGATTAAGTATTTATGACGAATGTCATCATATGTCAAGTGAGGTATTTTGTAATTGCCTAAAAAAATGTAATACATTATATGGACTCGGATTAAGCGCAACAATGAATAGGAAAGACGGGCTAACAAACGTTTTTAAAATGTATTTGGGTGATATATGTTATAAACATTCTAAAAAAGGCTCACAAGACGAAGTATTAGTAAAAGCAATCGATTTTACTATTGATGATGATGAATATAATGAAGTGGAGCGTGATTTTAGAGGACAAGTTAAATATAGCACTATGGTTAATAAGGTTTCAACTTTGAACTTGCGCAGTGATTTTATTGTATATGTGTTGGAAAGCGAATTGTTTATTAATCCAAACCAGCAATTTATTGTATTAGCACAAACAAAAAGTTTATTAAATTATTTATATAAAGCGCTTATTCACAAAAATATAGCTTCTGTTGGGTATTATATTGGCGGTATGAAAGAAAGCGAATTAAAAAAATCAGAGAGTAAAAATATTATTTTAGCAACTTTTAGTATGGCTGCTGAAGCATTAGATATTAAATCTCTGACAAGCCTTCTTTTAGCAAGTCCAAAATCGGATATTGTTCAAGCAGTGGGGCGAATTTTGAGAGAAAAGCATAGCAATCCGTTAGTAATAGATATTATAGATGGACACGAAGTATTTCAAAATCAATTTAAGAAGCGTAGGGCATTTTACAATCAAAAAAACTATAGAATATTTCGCACATCAAATGAAAATTATGTGCAATATGTTAAATATATGCGTTCGCTAAATATTAACACAACTAATGATAAATTAATATTAGAAAATGAAGTATTTGGCGTGAATAAAGATGAACACTTAAAACAACCGACAAGCATTCAAAAATTATGGAATTATTTACTAATTAAGCAAAATAAAAATAAGAGCAAAAATATCATTAATATTAACGACAATAACGACAATAACGACAATGAATATAAATGTCTTATAAAACTATAAAACTATAAAATATTAACATATTAAATATTAACATATAAAATATTAATAATATTTAATACTATAAATATAGTATATAACTATGGAACTCAATGATAAAACTAAAACAAAAACTAAAAGAAAATCCGTTCAAATAAATGAACCATTACCTAAGAATGAACCAGAAATAAATGAATCATTACCTAAGAACGATCCATTACCTAAGAACGATCCGTTGCCTAAGAACGATCCATTACCTATTAACGATCCATTACCTAATAACGATCCATTACCTAAGAACGAATCACAACTAAATGAACCTATTAACCACGAAGAACTAGCGTGGAAAATTATTGATAAATATTTTGCTCATGATCCAAATATCTTAGTCAAGCATCATTTAGAATCATATAATGATTTTTTTAATAATAAGATACATAATATTTTCAAAGAAAAAAATCCAATATTAATAATGAAAGAGCAAGATGAAGAAACAAAAGAATATAACTATAAAGCAGAATTATACATAGGCGGCAGCAGTGGAAAATTAATCTACTTCGGTAAACCTATAATATATGATGAACACAGAGAGCATTATATGTTTCCAAATGAAGCACGATTAAGAAATATGACATATGCACTAACATTACACGTTGATGTTGAGGTCATTTATTATATTATGAATGAAGACGGTGTATACGTAGAAACAAGATCATTATTAGAAAAAATGTATTTAGGAAAATTTCCAATTATGTTAAACTCAGATTTATGTATTTTAAATGGTTTAGATAAAATTACAAGATTTAATATGGGTGAATGCAGAAATGACCGAGGTGGATATTTCATTATTGACGGTAAAGAGAAAGTCCTCATAAGTCAAGAAAAATTCGCTGATAATATGTTATATATTAAATCTGATTTTAATGAGTTATATAGTCACTCGTCAGAAATTCGATCAGTTTCAGAAGATGCATCAAAACCTATTAGAACATTCAGTATAAGAATATTGCGACCAGACACTAAACACAGCAATAATCAAATATTGGTCAATATTCCAAATGTACGTAAACCAGTACCTTTATTTATTTTAATGAGAGCATTAGGTATAACAAGCGATAAAGAAATCATTAAAATGTGCCTTCTGGATTTGAAAAAATATGAAAATTACATTACTCTATTTACTCCATCTATATATGATGCCGGAAATATATTTAATCAGGAAGTAGCGCTTAAATATTTAGCAACCCTAACAAAAGGAAAAACGCTACCACATATTTTGGAAATATTAATGGACTATTTACTCCCACATATTGGAGAGAATAATTTTATTGATAAGGCGTTTTTTATAGGGCATATGGTAAAAGAGTTATTACAAGTTTATAAAAACGATAAGAAGCCCACCGACCGGGACTCTTTTAGATTTAAAAGAGTCGAATTAGCAGGAACACTAATTTATGATTTATTTAAAGAATACTATTCATTACAACAAAAACACATATTTCAGAAAATAGACAAAGAATATTATTATAAGCAAGGCATATATCAAAAAGATTTTATTAGTTTAATCGAAAATAATTATTTAGAATACTTCAAAGAGCGCGTTTTGGAAAATGGATTTAGAAAAGCATTTAAAGGAAATTGGGGAGCAGAAGAACATACAAAGCGCCCCGAAGTTGTCCAAGATTTAAATCGACTATCATATAATTCTTTTTTATCTCATTTACGAAAAATGAATTTACCACTTGATTCAAGTGCAAAAGTAATTGGACCGCGTCTATTACATTCATCTCAATGGGGAATAATAGATCCTGTTGATACTCCTGACGGAGGAAATGTTGGACTGCACAAACATATGTCGCTCGGCTGTTTAATAACAAGCGGCTATTCAGGTAAAACAATTATTGAGTTATTGAGAACAGTGTTTTTTATGGAATTATTGAATGAATGTGTAATAGAATATATAGCTCTTGCTACGAAGGTATTTGTAAATGGTGCTTGGAGCGGTATTGTTACAAAACCTGTTGAAGTTATAGATATGCTAAAAAAATATAGGCGCATTGGCTTAATACCAATATATACAAGCATAAGTTGGTCCATTAAGGACGATATTATCTATATTTATAGTGATTCTGGTAGATTGACAAGACCAGTATTATATTTGAATAATAATAAACCATGCTATGAAAGCGAGATAATATATAATAAAATGCAGTCTAATGACTTTAATTATAATGAGTTATTAATTGGATTTAATAAATTTAAACTCTATAATTCAGAAAAAAGAGAGAATAACTTAACATCAAGCGACGTTATTAATTCGAATAATGTTTTTTTTAATTATAATGAGCTATATGATAAACCAAATACTACAAGCACAGAACATGCTTTGGACGAGTTAATGGTTAAGGCAGGTATTATTGATTATTTGGACACCGCTGAAAGTGAAACCGCCTTAATAGCAAATTATAGTGAGCAAATTACGAAATTTACAAGCCATTGCGAAATTCACGCGTCGCTAACATTGGGAGTTATGGGAAATCAAATCGTGTTTCCTGAAAATAATCAGCTACCGCGCGACCTGTTTGCGTGTGGACAAAGTAAACAAGCAGTAAGTTTATATAATTCGAATTATCAAAATAGGATTGATAAAATGGGAGTAATATTAAACAATGGTCAAATACCACTTGTTAAAAGTCGCTATTTAAAATATATGTACAACGAAGAACATACTTGCGGAGTAAATGCTATTGTAGCTATTGGAAGCTATGGGGGTTATAATGTTGAAGATTCAATATTATTTAATGAAGGGTCAATTAATCGCGGTATGTTTAACACTACCTATTTTAATATGTATGAGTCACGCGAAGAAAGCACAAAAGTTGCCGGTTCAAATATAGACACTCGATTTATTAATATTGAATCTAAAAATGTTGTTGGTAAAAAGCCCGGATATGATTATTCTTTATTAGATGCCAACGGATTAATACGAGAAAATAGTCCATTGGATGATAGAAAAATAGTTATAGGAAAAGTTACAACAAATATAACTAATCCGGATGCTTTTAGCGATGCTTCCATAAGTCCTAAAAAAGGTCAATTGGGATATGTGGACAAAGCATTTATTACGGAAGGCGAAGAAGGATTTAGAATAGCTAAAGTTAGGATTAGAGAAGAACGACAACCAGCACAAGGAGACAAATTTTGTAGTCGTTGTGGTCAAAAAGGCACTGTGGGATTAATTATTCCTGAGGAAAATATGCCTTTTAATGCTGACGGAATAAGACCCGATTTAATAATTAATCCGCACGCTCTTCCAAGTCGTATGACAATAGGGCAACTTGTAGAAACATTAATGGGAAAAGCGTGCGTCTATTATGGTGGTTTTGGTGATTGTACAGCATTTGTTAATAAAGGATCAAAACACGAATTATTTGGATCATTGTTGCGAAATATAGGTTATAGTTCGACTGGTAATGAATTAATGTATAGCGGAGAAACAGGCGAACAATTAACAATGGAATTTTTTATGGGACCATGCTATTATATGCGTCTTAAGCATATGGTAAAAGATAAAATTAATTATCGCGCTCAAGGACCAAGAACAATGATAACCCGCCAAACGGTTCAAGGTCGCGCCAATGATGGCGGATTACGAATTGGTGAAATGGAGCGTGATGGCATTATAGCACACGGGGCAACCGCATTTTTGAAAGAGTCTATGTTAAACAGAGGCGATGATTATTATGTAGCAATTTGTAATACAAGCGGTACTATTGCTATATATAACGAATCTAAGAATATATTTATTAGCCCATTTTCAGACGGACCTTTAAAATTTTCAGAGAATTTTGAAAATACTATGAATTTAGAAGTTATTTCCAAATATGGTAAGTCCTTCAGTATTGTTCGTGTTCCTTATAGTTTTAAATTATTAATACAAGAATTACAAGTAATGAATATTCAAATGCGTATAATAACAGAAGACAATATAGATCAATTGACATCGATGAACTATGCTAAAACAATTCAAAATTTAAAACTAACAAAATTATCTCGAAAAGAAGAAGAAGAGTATAATAAAAAATATGATGGGAAAAGTTATGATGGTGTGAGATCAAGAGAAAAACCTAAAACAACGCAAGAAGTTATAGAGGAAGATAATAAAAAAGAGATGATAGATTTAGCTGAAAAAGGAGCTATTATGCCAGATAAATTAATAAGTGAAGGCGACGATACAGAAGATGAAGACAATAATGATGGACTAAGTCAAGTAACTATTGATTCTATAAAGCGAGCCGAAGATGAATTTAGCAGATATCAAGATTTAGATGATGAAAATGAACCTATTAAAATAGGAGATGTTGTAAATGAGGATGAGTTAGGTATAGAAGATTTGAATGATGGAAAAAATAGTGAATCGAGTCAAGAAAGTAAATCAGTTTCATTTATGCCAATCGATGATAAAAACGTAAGTATTCTTCAGTCAGAAATCAAACCAATATTATTAGAAAATATTACAAGCGAAACACCTGCAGAGGTTGACAAAATAAATACTGAAAAGAGTGAAAATATGAAAACTATTGTTATAGCTAATCAATAATCAATAATCATTTATTTATTTAACTTATATTACTAATTAGTTAAATAAATAAATATAAATAAATATAAATAATGTTACTAAACCAGAGGCATAGTCGAGTATGTTATAATTATTAAACCTAATATTACAAATAAGAGTATTAATGGTAACAATACTAAGAACCAAGATATTTCTTTATAACCCGCTTTAC